TTTTTTATATTGTATTGTTAAGAGAGAAACATCCTAAATCAAATTTTTAAACCGAAAGACGACGAACCGAAGAAAGTTTCCTTCCTTCCTTCTTCTTAGATTTCTTCTTCTTAGATTTCTTCTTCTTAGATTTTCTCTTCTTAGATTTCTTCTTCTTAGATTTTCTCTTAGATTTTCGTCTCTTCTTTTTAGGTTTCTTGTGACCACCTGCCCTCGTCTCCAGTCCCTCTGTTAATAAATTTACTATTCTTTCAAACAAATCCACTGGTAACACCATTAACGGTGAATCTTCATTTAATCTTTCATTTAATCCTTTTGCAAAAGCTAGTCTTTGGTGGGAGGGGTTTATTTTAAATTCAAAATCTATATACAGGGACTCATAACTCCCAGAGCCGAGATCACCGACTTGATCTTCGTAAACCTCTCCTCTATAGTCCCCTTCTGAAATTATTATTTTCCCATACTGCTTGTTATCATTAGTAATTATGCTGTATAACAAAACAGGGAGAAATTCTCTCGCTTCCAGCAAGTAGCGCGTCCCCGATTTCAAGATCTTCACTTCTAATACCTGTTTTTGAGATGATTTACCCTCCGATTCAATTGTGATATAATCTCCAACTTTAACGCGAGATTTTAAAACACCTCCATCATCAAAATAATAAGGTAAAATATAGAAGTCTTCTTCTGCCATGTATAATATATAATATAATATAATATAATATATTAAAGAATTTATCTCTTCTTAGTTTTCTTCTTCTTAGATTTCCTCTTGGATTTCTTCTTAGATTTTCTCTTCTTTTTAGGTTTCCCTGCCCTCGGTTCTGGTTCCGGTTCTGGTTCCGGGCCCATCCTTTCTTCGTATTCTAATATATCCATTAATTTTTTGCATCTTTCACGATGGTATCTGATCAGTGGTGTGGCCGATTCGTGGCTCAGGGCAGATACTGGACGAGACGTACTATGGGAGGATATTCTCTCTGCCAGGGCCAAATATCTATTCCTTGTGGCCCTGGCTACAATATCATTCATGTCATGCCTAGAATGACCATATTTATCAAAAAACACTTTCCATTCTAAGAAGATATTGCGACCAATACTCATATTGACCGCATCCCTCCCTCCCTCACTCCTATAATCACGGGTAGTTTGATTAATATAACTCATTAAAGGTGACCTTTGTACTTCTGGTCCACGGGTCCGCTGCTGACCTGGAGGCAGTGGATCAATTGTATCTTCTAATTCTCTAAATGTCAAATTGGATTCCATTCTATATATGATTCGTTTATAAAATAATATTATTTAATCATAAATTTATTATGAATCCTCCTCTACCAATTACAAGGTTAAAGATTACTAAAGAAAAATGGTTGAATACACCGATCAAATATGAAGAAGATAGAAAAGTAAAAGATATTGTAGAAGATATGGCATATAAATCATATGAATGGATAAATCAAAAATCTGATCTAGATGTTGTAACAGATTATGACACGTTTAAAAAAGATTTTATTAATTTACTATATGATAAATATCAAAAATGAGTATGATTCATATGACCGATTCAGAAGAAGATTTATTTGATCTTAAATATTTAGAAGAAATTAGTGATTTATTTGGTGAATTCGTAGAAATGAATAATTATTATGGTTTAAATTTATTCAGAGATGATTTTAATGAATACTTTGAATTTCTAAAACAGAGTGTTGTAATTCATGAGTTCCCAGATGAAGAACTAAACGATGAGAACGATGATTTAAATATAAACTATTAATATAGATGGTCTCACTAGATAAATTTCTTGATGGGATACCCTTTTCTGCTTTTAAGGAAAATAAGAAAAAGAGAAAATCAAAGAGAGGTAAGAAGGTGAAGAAGATGAAGAAGATGAAGAGAACAAAGAAAAAGAAGAAGATGAGAACAGTTAAGAGAGGTAAGAGAACAAAGAATAAATATATTAAGAAAAGTCGGGTACCACCATCAGGTGTAATTCTTCGTAAGAATGGTCGCCTTTTCAAGAGCGATGGCAAGAATCTGAAAGCAATAGATTAATTTACGATCTCTTATAAACGAGTAAATAAGGTGAATATTTAGTTAATTTATCTTTAGGAACCCGAGAAACGTTGCTATCATTATATTCTGACCATTTTCCATCTAAATAATTTTTACAGACAGCATAATAATGACCACCATTTAAGGAACCATTATGAATCGCGAAACTATTCAGTGTATATTTATTACTTTTATTTTTGCTGTAATTGATATTATAATCTTGTAAATCTAAAGTTAGAGGATATTCTAAATATTTATCTATTTTCTGATTATTATTGTATCGCTTTAAGAGAATAAATAAGACATCGGAAGTTTTCCACAATCTGGTTTGTTTGAACGGTCTAACTTGATTTTTACATTGATCGCATTTCCACTCCTCACCCACATCCAATCTATATTTTTGTGTGTATTCTTTAAGACAGCAGTCCAAAGACTCGGCCTCCTCAGGTATCTCCAATGATAAGACTTGAATTGGATCATGATTGGTTGTATAATATTCACAATCTGTACAACTAGTTATCCCTAAGAGTTGAGAATAAAAATTCTCAACTATATATGAATAATCTTTTTCATAAAATCTTTGCCAAGTTTGATTACTCTTGAGATTTATTTTATCGGCTTCATCTTCTACTTTAGTATTATAAGTCATCTCAACTTTCCTACCGACTCCCTGATGCAATAAGTCTAAAAATAAGACTAAAAATTCATCAATATCATTTTGATTAAAATTACTGAAATATAGATCTTTTTCTATACATTTTGCTTGGAATGTCTTTAAAAGATTAATAGGATTAATCATATTATTATCTTCATTTTGCCACATCTGTCTTTGAAACTGAAACCATTCATAAAGCAATGAATTTTGATCTGCTCTTTTACATTCATTGAAAAACTTTTCATTATTTGGATGAAAAGTTGTTAAATGACTTAAGCACTGTAAGGCAGAATTCATGTAGCATGTATTTCCTAAATTCGCTAAACCCTTATTTCCCGCAAGAATTTGTTCTTTATGTTCTGGCATAACTTTATTTTAACTATCTATGATTTTTTTAAATAAATAAATATACTTAAAATTATTTTATTTATACTTATTATAAAATATGAGTGATACTGTTGATAATGTTATGAATACTGTTAGCGAAGCAGCTGAACCTGCTGATGTTGTTGTTGAGGAGACGCCTGTTGACAGCGCTAGCGAAGCAGTAGAAGTTGATGAAGCAGTAGAACCAGAACCTGTTGCTAGTGCTAGCGAAGCAGCAGAAGCAGAAGCAGCAGAAGCAGAAGCAGCAGAAGCAGCAGAAGAAGCTCCTGTGGTCCACCAACCCCAACCTGAACCTGAACCTGAACCTGAGCCGGTAGTAGAACCAGTCTCTACTCAGGAAGTTGTTCAGAATGTTCAGGAAATTTTATCATCTACTGAAACTAATGTATCAGGAAATGATTTAGAAAATCGTGTTAAAGTTTTAGAAGAAAGATTAGAAAGGTTAGTTCAGGTTCTAAAAGAATCGTGGATATGTGATAAAATTAATAATAAAGGTAGTAAAAGTGAATTATATAATACATTGATATTATAATTTATATATTTTTAACTCGTTTTAAAACTTTTAATAAACATTCCGTATAATTTATTAAACACACTTGTTTACGCTTATTTAATTGGAATAAGCAAGACCACCCATACCCGACATGATACGGAGAACATTGTAGTTAACGGCGTAAATGTTAAGGTCACTTGCCAGAGTCTGTACCGAAGCAACTAATTGCGCATTATCAATGCGAGAGAAATTACACGTTCCCGAAGGTTGATGTTCTTCTGGTTTGAGTGCGAAGGAATAAACAGCAATAGAATCTGCTAAAGGTGAGAGAAGGGTAGTCGGGATGTGTCCTCCATCTCCAGTATGATATTTAAGCACCTGATACCTAGTGAAATAAGTTAGAGGTCTGGCGGTCATACGATCATGTCCATTAAGTTTTAAGTTGAATTTAGTACCAGCCGTTATCGCACGAGCGGTAGCAATGGATGTTGCTGCCGCCGATGTAGTACCTACACCCGCCCATACAATTTCCTTTACTGGGTGATTGAAATTCAAATCAATGCTCTGGGATGCCGCGGATTGCTGGTGCTGAACCTGTTCAATAAGATATTCATGGGAAACCTGTGCGAATCTACGACGTTCATCGGTATCAAGGTAGATATAATCGGCCCATAATGTAATTCCACCATCTTGCGTATCATCAATAGTGATACTATTGGCAGCAGTTTCAAAAGTAAGCTGAACTTTAACTTCATGATACTGGAGGGCAATTAGAGGGAGAGCAAGACCCGGATTACGACAGAACCAAAATAGTAATGGGACATAATGCGGGACATCTGATGCGGTCGCCGCACCCAATACACCACCCGTCATTGTAGTAAGTTGATGTAAATTTCCAAGTGCATTACCAGCATCAGCAATACCTTGTGTAGCGGTTACCTGAGCCTCCATCGGTACAGTTAATTCGGTGAAAGCTTCCATCCAATGACCAAAATGTTTATCTATTTTTTGACCACCGATTTCTAATTCTACATTATCAATCATTGCATACCCTGGATTAGCACAGGCATCGGCCGTAAATGCCGCAGTACCTACTTGGAGGTGTAATCCCGATACCAAGTCCCCGTTGCGTGAAATGGTAGCAGAAACACGAGACCCATTAGAAACAGAACCGTTCCATGTCTGTTCAATAGACTCCATGGAGAAGTTCGTGTGCCGTCTGTAGACAACCTTGAAGAAAGTAATCTGCGGGTTACCCGTTAAGTAAATATCCTGAGCGCCATAAGCTACAAGTTGCATTAATCCTCCTCCCATATTATTTTTATACCTTAATATAGAAAAAAATTTTGGGGAAATTAACTCATTTAATTTTTCCGATTTTACGACTTAAATAATATTATTTATTATTTATTGAAAAAGATATCTTAGAAAATAGAGGTAAAGATATTTAATTAGAGTATGCTAAGCCACCCATACCAGACATTATCCGTAAGACATTGTAGTTGACAGCGTAGATATTTTCTGACGAGGTGAGCGCTGTTCCAGAACTGGCTGTATCTAGTTTGGCGTTATCAATGCGAGAGAAGTTACAGGTTCCAGAAGGCTGATGCTCTTCAGGTTTGAGGGCGAAGGAGTAAACATTGATCTTCTTGGTCATATTGCTTAATTTAGCACAAGCCACACGTGCCATTGAATTAATGGTGAAAGTAACACCGATAGCGGCACCCAAGGTATCTTCGGTAAGAAGGATATCCGTTTTAAAGCAGATAGGGCCACCCGTGGCGGTGCCGCCGATCTGTGTCGCACCGATGCCACCCGCATCTCTTCTGGAAGTAATCCGGGCAACGACAGTGGACTCAGTGGTCGCGTGATTAGATACACTTCCTAAGCCCGTTACCTTAAATTCAAACAATTCGCCTACTTCAGGTGCTACCCCATGAAGGTCTGATGAATTGATGACATAATATAATATATTCGTCGTAACTGCTTTTCCTGTGGTCGCGATACTCGTCCCAGCAAAGGAGGTATTTGAAGTAGCGGCATCTTCTGTGACACGACACTTTCCGCCAAGGACAGCTGTGGTCGCGTGAAACGCTTCTGAAACGATAGCCGCTCGGAGAATATTTTCATATCCCCACCTTAGTTTTTCTTCACAATTCTGTCCGGGTAATGATGTATGGTAATCAAAAGGTTGTCTTAACTGGAAATATTCTTCTTCTTGTGCTGCAAAACGATCATGTCCGTTTAATTTGAGTAGAGCAGTGCCATAAGCATTGGTCCGGGCGGAAGTCCAAATGAGTTCTTTAACTGGATGATTGAAATTTAATTTTGTGCTGTTATTTCCACTGCATGATTGTCTCTGGAGCTGTTCAATAAGATATTCATGAGATACCTGAGCGAAGCGTCGGCGTTCATCAGTGTCTAGGTAAATGTAATCTACCCATACTTGGGAAGCTGACTGCGCTGCACCACACGCCGCGTTCGACCCCCATGTTATCTTAAGTTTAACTTCATGATACTGAAGGGCAATTAATGGTAACGCAAGTCCAGGATTACGACAAAACCAAAAATTAAGGGGTACCTGTACCAGACTAGCGTCGCGCGTAGTCGCAGTGCCAGCGCCTTGTGCATAACCCGAACCGGTCAAAGTCCTAAAACCAGAAGCTTCCGAATGCGGTATAGTCAATTCATTCCAGATATCATTCCATTCAGCATAATGTCTATCAATTCTCTGCCCACCGATTTCAAGTTCAACTTCATTTACTAAACCTGGTCCATGTGTAAGTGAAGCACTGGTATTAGTCACATAAACTTTGTTTACTAAATCACCATTACGGGATATAGTTATGGTAGAGCTACCAGAAGCACTAGGAGTGCCATTAATGGTCTGCTGGATCGCCTCCATGGAGAAGTTCGTGTGCCGTCTGTAGACAACCTTGAAGAAGGTAATCTGAGGATTACCCGTTAAGTAAATATCCTGAGCGCCATAAGCTACAAGTTGCATTAATCCTCCTCCCATATTATTTTATACCTTAGAATAGAAAAAAAATCTACTGAATTAAATTTAACATATTAATATTCAGATATTCATATTATGACTTAACTAATAATTTACTGAAATATTTTGAGTGTCTCGTCTTTATCCATCTCTAAGTCTAAGACTTGCTTGACAGGATTCATAATCTGATTCGTGATATAAAATTCATAATCTAAGACTAACTGTTTCTCCCTGATATAATCAATATGTTCAATGCGATCACCTTGTAGAATAGTTATCTTTTTATATTTCGGTTGATTTAAATCTTCAATCTGAAAGTTTTTATATTTAGGTTTACCGTTTTTGAATTCACCGATAACCCTTCTCTCTTTAATCTTTTTGTATCCGATAATTTCTTTGGTCTTGCCTTTATCAATATAAGCATAAGGAATTCTATCATTTGATTTGGGTTTGTTACCGGGATCGCGTTCAGCCATTCTATCTGCCAATACTTTATGAGCGATAGATTGTGGATTTTTATAATAACCTCTCAGTGCTTTTGTAATTACAAAATATCGTAGAGGAAATTCACCTTCTCTAATTTCTTTAAGAGTTTGTGTTAACCAATCTAAAGTTAATTTAAAATCTTTATCAATCATAATTTTCTCAATTACGTTTCCAAAGACATGTTTTACGATGTGAGCATTATCACGTCTTTTCAATACGATACCCATTGAGGTGCGTTTACAATCATTTGTATCAAATTCATATTTATCACCTGTATATCTTTTCTTAGAGATAAGAATAAATGGCCAGAATGTTTTCTCATATTCTAAATCTTGGGGTTTACATAGCAAGGGATCATAATATTCTTCATCTTGTGAGCCGTCCACGTTATCAACTACTAATTTACCATTCGTAATATAATCACCAGATTCTATACCACACTGAATACAATGCTTTAAGGCTCCCTTGCCTGTTAAGAGTTTTCCATCTTTGAGACGACTGAATTTAACAAAGACAGAGTCTGTGTCTCCATAAATTACATCGGGTTCAGGATAACCTTTCTTCTCAGCCCAATCTTTTACACCATAAGAAGCATCATCAATACGCGACCTACCCACACTTGTGGTGCATGCTGCTAATTTCATTTTATAAATAGTACTCGTTTTAGCACCTAATTGACCGTAGACGCTGTTCGCGGTGACTTTATATGCTAATTGGAGACCATCTAATACTTTTTTCTTAAATTCATTTGGTTCCTTCTTCATTCTTTTTTTAGTGGCATTTCTCGCATCAAGGAGGTGTTTTAATACAGCGGGGACGATACCCAATGGTTCTTCATCTTCTGATAAATTATCAATAAGATTTTTATCTTTCATAAATTCTTTCTTTAAGAAATGACAGGTTGTTTGACCGTCTCCTAATTGTTTCTCAATTGTATCGCCTTTGCCGGTACTGACATATTGCCAATTTTGATAATGAACTGTATCATAATTATCTTTTCCGATATGAGGTAATAATGAAACATCTTCAATAAGAGTTTCATGTGAAATATTCTTTTCAATGATAGACGATGGATATAGAGAGGCATAATCAAGGACTGAGATAGGATCATCTAGATAGATGCCTGGTTTTGGATCTAATACGATGGCACCCTCAAACCCATCAATACCTTTTTCGGCTTGCATAATAATTCGGGCATACCATTCTTCTAGTTCATAATCTTTTGGTTTTTTATATTTTTCTTCTCCATCATTTGTTTCATCTTTGATGATTTGATTCAAGATATCTTCTTTAGGTAAATCATTATTATACATTTTGATATAATCATTGAGTCTAGGTATTTTTTTGAGTTCGGGGATTCTTGTATTTCTTTCTAAACATTTTTTTGAGACGACCGATGTAACTTTGACTCCTTGACCTCTCAGAAAGATAAAGGATGCTGGGACAGATGATACATTCGCCATACCTAAATTATTTGGAATAATATCCAGTAGTAGTAATAGATTAATACATAATTCACAATCTTGAACACAGTATTTAGCGACTTCTGCGCGACCAGATGGGCCTCCATATTTATGTTTATCAAAGATATCTTGGACCGATACATCGTCTTTATTTAAGCACCATTCAACTTTATGATAATCATCCAGATTTAAGATTATCGTTTCTACGAGTGTGATACATTTCTCTTTGATAGATAAAATTTCATATTTATTGCCATCGTTGAATAATTCTTCACCAATATTGCTATGTGTTCTAAATGAAATAAAATCGTGATCTTTTAGATTACCTGTATCCGAAACAGTAATAACGTTCTCTTTGATACTTTTAAGTTTTCCTCGCATGAAATGAGAGGCGACATTATCAAGTTTATATGATTCAAGATTATGACCTTTCTGAACTTCTTTTTGGATATCAAATAAGATACGACCATCCATAGTAATATAATTAAGAGTATTATCACCCAATGCTGAGCTACTTAGTTGTTGTTTTCTTATATTACACTTTTTAAATTTATGATCTTTTGCTTTAAACTGTGTCATATCAATTTTACCGAAATTTAAAAATTCTTTCATTTTACATCCTTTCCCATGCCACCAAGGCGAATTACAACGGTCGTTACAGGGGAATAATATTTCTGCTCTGTCATTAATATATTTAAAATCAAAACCGAAAATATTATATCCGGTAATAAAATCTGGATTCATTTTCTTGATAATGTTTTTCCATCCTAAGAGTAATTCTTTTTCATTCTTACATTGGGCGACATGAATACCATCAATCTTATCACATATTTCA